GCCCGGACAGGAGGACGTCATCCGGCCCGGTGATGATGATGCCGGAGCCCGGCGTCCGGAGCGTGTCACACAGTGGGTGCTCGGACGCCAGGCTCAGCTTCCAGGAGCCGAGGTTGTTGAAGTTGTCCGTGAATTCGAGGACCAGCTCCTCGGGGCGGATGATGCCCCGACGAACCAGAGTCTTGTCACGCACCTCGACGGTGATGTCTTGCAGGCGCACTCAGATCACCATCCACTTCCGGGGATACCAGGAGCAGGTGATCTGCGAAGCGCTGGTGGTGTTCAACAGGGAGGCGACAGCTGTGGAGTCGCCGGGCTGGACGGTCCAGAAGCGTGGGGCAGTGTCCAACAGGTCGTACCGGTTGGCGCCGGTCCCGTCTTTCACCGTCCCCTTGCGGGTGTCGATGACCAACTTCTCCGAGGCGGTCAGGGTGCCGGTCCACTTCAGCGTCTCGCCCGTGGGCGAGGTGGCGGTGAAGTGGTCGCCCGGACCGCGGACCTCCCACACCGGGTAGGCCGCAGCGTCACCCGAGTTGGAGAGGTCGATGGAGCCGATCGCCTGCGAGGGGGCGATCGTCATGGTCACCATGTTGGTCAGGAACGCGCCCGACGTCCCGGCGCCGGAGATCGTGCGCACCTGCTGTTGCGAGCTGGTGAAGTACGGGTCGCCGGCCCGCAGGGTGATGACTGTCTGGAACTCGGTCTGCCCGATGCTGTCTTCGCCGTAGGTGTACTCGCCACCCCCGACGCGGTGCACCTCCGTACTCCACTGGGTCCCGTCGCTGTTCTGGAGGACCAGCGAGCACCCCCCGGCCAGCGCGAGGGCCAGCCGGGAGAGCTTCGCTTGCAGGTCCGTCCGGTCGAGCGCCAGGATCTCGATGGGGAGGTCGATGTCCCTGGTCTGAACTCGGGTGCCTCGGAAGACGGCGCCGTCTCCGGCGCCTTCCAGCCACTGGACCGAGACGGGCGGCAGGCCAAGGCCAGTCACGCCAGCCTTGGCCTGGAACCCGATCCCGAACTCGTCGATCTCGTTGAGGTTGATCGTGTCCGCACCGCTTACGAGCAGGAGCTTTGGCACTTACTTCACCATCCCATCCGGGCTCGGTTGGCGGCGGCGAACAGATCTTCCTCGGAGCCGAGGGATGAGCCGGGGGCCGCGTAGTAGTTGAGAGTCTTCGAGCTGCCTCCGGTCGAGGAGCCGGACCCCAGGGCGCTGCCCACCGCCGAAGCGATGTTGCGTGCCGTGGAGTTGGTGGTCTGTCCGATGAGCAGGCTGTCTTCCACCGCCGAGGCGATGTTGGACTGCTCGGAGAGCAGACCCTTGCGGAATCCCTGACCGACGTAGGCGCCGATCTTGGCCAGCACCCGCGAGGGAGAGTGGATACCGAGCGCCTTCTTGATGGCCTTGACCATCGAGTCAGCGATCTTCAGCATCTGCTTCTCGATCTTGTCGGCCTGTGATTCCAGACCCTTGACCAGACCCTCAGCCATGTGGATGCCGTTGTCGTACATCACCTGGCTTGCGGTCTTGCCGACCTTGGCGGCAGCGTCTTGGAGCTGCTTCTCCAGGTCGTTGACCTGCTTGACGCCAGCCGCACCCGCACCGAGGATCGCCTCAGCCGCAGCCATGCCAGCCTGGGGGCCGGCCTGCGCGAGCTGATCGAACATCTCCGAGTTCAGGCCCAGCTTCTTCAGCCTGGCCAGCACGTCAGCGAAGTGCTTCGCCTGATCCCGAGCCTGCGTAAGCTGCTCGATGATCCCGGTGAAGCCGCCTTCCATGTTCGTGACGTTGGCGTCGTCGATGATCTTCTGCGCGATGCTCGCCGCGTAGTCGGCCTTCGCCTTCTTGAGGTCCGCGAGGGACTTCTTGGCGTCGTCGACCTTGGCCTTCAGCTTCTCGTACGAGCCGAGCAGCTTGTTGAGCTGCGCCTGATCGGCCTTGACCTTGGCGGTCACGGCCTTGCTGAGCTTGGCCTTCCCGATCAGGGAGGTCAGGTCAGTCAGGCTCTTCTTCACGTTGCTGAACTGCGACTCAAGGCCCTTGATCAGACCCTTGATGATCACAACACCGGCGTTGTAGAGAAGGACCTTGTCCTTGGGGAGCGGGCCCTTCCAGTCGGTCAGCTTGTTGGTGAGGTCACCGAGCTTGTTCTTGACCGAGCTGAACATGGACGTGATACCGGAGATGAAGCCCTTGATGAGCTCGATACCGGCGTTCTTCAGCGTCGACCCGAGCGAGCTCAGTCCGGCCTTCGCCTTACCGGGCAGCTCCTTGACCTTGGTGATGGCCTTGCCGATCCACTCACCCACAGCAGAGACGAGCTTGCCGAGGGCCGTCGTGGTGGCCGTGCGGATCGTGGTCCAACCCGTAGAGAAGAACCGGCCGATGGCCGCGATTCCGTCCGAGACCAGACCGCGAGCGCCAGTGAAGAACACTCCGATGTAGCCGCGGATCGCAGCGAAGGCTCCGGTGAAGGTGCCCTTGATCGCAGCCCAAGCGGACTTGAACAAGGCGCCGATCGCCTTGAAGCCCTTACCGGCAGCGCCGAGGATGCCGACGTTCAGGAACACTTCGAGCAGGCCCAGGATCGTGTCCCAGACGCCCTTCAGCATCCCCTTGATGCCTTCCCAGAGCTGCTTGAACCCTTCCTTGAAGGTGTCCCAGTTGCCGTGGAAGATGCCGTCGAACAGGCCCCACCAGATCTTGAAGAAGCCGGCGATGTAGTCGAAGACTCCGACGAAGAACCCCTTGAGTCCTTCGAGGACCAGGCCCACACCGTTGATCGCGGCGACGAGAGCGCCGGCCAGGATCTCGATGATGAACTGGAGCACCGGCACGAGGATCGGCATCAGGAAGTTGACGACCGCGAGCAGTGCCTGAAGGAACGGCTGAAGCGCCTCGACCACGCGAGAGATCGCGTCGGCCAGCGGAGGCAGGACAGCCTGGACAACCTCGGACAGCATCGGAAGCAGAGGCTGGATGACTGCCGAGATGATCTGAAGCGCGATGGCGATCACCGGCTGGAGGGCCGTGAAGATCGTCGTCAGCGCCTGAGCCAGCACGGGCAGGATCGGAGCCAGCGCGTCCATCAGGGCGGACGCCAGAGGCATCACGGCCTGGAGGATCTGCCCGAAGATCGCAGCGATCGGGGGCAGGATCGTGCCCAGGAACTGGAACGCCGTACCCAGCAGGGAACCGACGATCGGGACCATCTGCTGGATGACCGGAGCCAGCGTCTGGAACGCCTGCGTCAGCGCGCCGCCGAGGAGCTGGACGATCGGGATGAGCTGCGGAGCCAGCGTCGAGAAGGCGCCCGCGAGCGGGATGATCGCAGCCGCGACGAGCTGCCCGAAGACCGGGAGCATCGCGGCAACGACCTGCATGATCGCGCCGAGCGCCTGGCCGAGCGGAGCCATCGCGGGAGCGAGGGCCTGCACCGCGCCGAGCAGTCCGTCGAACATGGCCGAGATGCCATCGGTGACAGCAGGCTGAGCGAGGGCCGAAGCCACCGCGGCCAGCGCCGTACCGATGATCTCGCCGGCCTTCGGGAGGACCGTCGTGAGCAGCGAGCCGAGCTCGATGAACAGGTTCTTGACTGCCGGCCCGGACGTCGTGGCGATGTTGTTCATCGCCTCGTGCGCAGCCTTGAAGACGTCGGTCATGCCGGACTGGAAGCCCTTGGAGTCGACCGTCTTGTGGATGCTGGCCAGTGCGTCGTTCAGCGTGCCGAGCGACGTACCGCCCGCCTCAGTCGCCGCGCGAGCGACGCCGGACAGGATGCCGTAGACGTTGTAGAGGACGCCGCCCAGATCCTTCAGGGCCTGGATGCCCTGGTCGACCTCGGCCTTGATCCCGTTCTCGCCCTTCGCCTTCAGGAAGTCGGCGAACTGCTTGGAGATGTTGACGAACCACTGCGAGAGCTGCGGCAGGTAGGAGGTACCGACCTTGCCCAGGGTGGCGATGATGTCGGCGAACGCCTTGGTTCCACCGGTCGCGATGGTGATGGACGACGACAGGTCGGTGAACATCTGGCCCAACGCGGGGCCGAGCGACGTACCGAGGTTCGTAGCGAAGGAGCCGAAGAACCCGCCGAGCTGGGTGGCCGTGTCGGCAACGCCCTTGCGGAAGGCGGGGAGCAGGGAGTCGACCATCTCCTTGATCGGAGCGCGGGCCTTGTCCCAGAAGTTCGAGCTGATTACGTTCTGGAGTTCCGAGAGGGTCTTCTTGACCTCGGGGATCTGCTTGTTGAAGTCCTTCAGTGCGGCGATCGTGACGCCGATGCCGACTGCGAAGCCGCCCAGAAGGCCGGGCAGCAGGGCGACAGTTGGTCCGATCTGCGCCAGCGATGCCGACAGCGCGAAGAGGTTGCTCGCGCCAGCGAGGGCCACGCCAGCGAGGCCGGCCATTGCGGTGGCCAGGGAGCCGATGAGCGGCACGCTCTTGTCCAGGTTGGACAGGATGTCGCCGAACTCGCGGAAGAGCTTGTTCAGCACACGCACACCGGAGAGCGCAGCGAGAGCGGTGGCCACCTTGGCGACCGCGGCGTTGTTCAGCTCGGGGACGATCGAGACCGTGCGAGGCCGGGTCAGGATGCCGAGGCGGGCCGAGGTCGCAGCCCCGCTGACGGCAGACATGTCCGGCTTGATCTTGATCGTCTGCGGGGAGTTCTTGTCGCGCCAGTCGTCGAGCTGCTTGGTCATGTCGCGCAGCGACTGGTCGCTGATCTTCAGCTTGATCTCGCCCGTGTTCAGCTCCGACTGGAGCTGGACCTTTGAGCCCGACTTGGCCTTGTCGGAGTAGCGGCGGATCGCCTTGGCCAGCTCGCCGGACATGGTGCTCGTGTCGATCCGCGTGTAGATCTTCACCTTGCGCGCGTCCGACTGGCGGTTGCGCTGGCTGATCTTGCTGATCTCGGTGAGCAACTGGCGCTCGAAGCCAGCCATGTTGGGCATGACCTGGACCTCGACCTTGAGGTTCTTCTCCTCCTTGTCCAGCGCCTTGCGCGTCTTGCTGCGGAACTCGCTGGTGTCGGGGAGGACGCGGACGCTTACGCGTCCAATCACCTGACCCTGGGGCATCGCTTACCTCCGCTTGGCGTTGAACTTGTTGTAGAGATCAGCCACGGAGACGCGGCGACCCTTCTTGCCCTCGGCCCCCGCGGTGTTCTTCGCGGGCTTGGGGCGGGGCCACGCCGGGATCTTGGGCGCCTTGCCCTTGCCCCACTGGCCGGTGGCCCTGGTGTTCTGGTTGATCGCGTCGAAGATGTCGGCCTGCATGTGGCGGTCGATGCCCCAGCCGAGATGCTCACGGCCGCCCGACGCGAGGGCGATGGTGAGGGATGTGTCTGGCAGCCTCTGGATCAGAGCGATGACAAGGGCCGGCGAGGGCCCCCGACCTGCGATCACCTCAGTGAGGTCGACTCCGTAATGGAGAAGCAGGTCGGGGTAGATGCCTTCGCCGTACTTGTCGATCAGCTCTGCGAGGCCGAGGCTTCCCCCACCTGGGTCCCCTCGCTGTACGAGGCGAAGATCTGGGCCAGGACCGCGAGGTCGGAGCCGACTTCACCGAGCAGCTTCTCGGCCGCCGTCTCGTTCTCGGCGACCAGGCGGATCGCGTCAGCGAGCACCTGCTCCTGGTCCACGTCCTCGCCGTCCAGCTTCTCCTGGATCTTCAGGAGTTCGGCGCGCTTCTCCTTCGGCAGGCGCAGCGGGTTGAGCAGTCGGGTGACGAAGCCGTCACCGAGCTCGATGTCGGTGGAGCCGTACTTCGCTTCAGCGGCGGCACGGATGTTGTCGAGAGAGAAAGCGGCCATGGGGTTGCGGACCTCCAAGTAGGTGGGGTGAACAGATCGCGGACCGTCGAACGAAGAGCCCCGAAGGGCCCCCGGTGTGCAAGGAGGTCCGCACCACTTGCACACCGGGGAGGATCAGATGGGCTCTGATCAGGCAGCGCCGGAGACCCAG